ACGATTGTTGTTTTCCGATACGGAACTTCCAACATTGGGTTGGTTGTTCAGCAATGGTCGGTCTCTTCAATTCTATTGGAAAGACATTCACTTCTGATAAGTTTGTTGAGATGAACTCAAGAACATTTCTTGCTTCTTTTTCTTATGGAGAAAGAGGACAAGACCATCATAATTATTTTGGTGGCTTGACGTTCACGGAAGTGCCTTTTGTCAATTTCGGACTGATGAAAGGTATGGTACGCTCAGCGGGCGCAGAGAAAGACTCTAACTTTTCCTTACAGGTTATTGAGTCGGTCGGAAGAATGGGATGGTGTCATAGAGAATTGGTAACTGGGTTTGATTGTTTTTACAATGAACTTGATTATCTTTTCAAATTCTATCATAATAAATTCCTACTTCATGATTCTCTGAAAGTTCTACCGTATTATGTACCTCAATGGTTGGGAGGTTTAGGACTACATCCATCTGATAATCCACAAAATAAAGTAAGTGTGATGGATCGGATGTGTTGTTCTTTAATTTACCAAAATTTCTCTAAGAAATCTTACAAACCAAAGAATGTCTCTCTTCAAAAGACATGTCTATTAAATCAACTCGCTCTAAATGAGGAGGAGAAGATTTGTAAGCTATTGGGTGTCGACTCGGATATAGCAGAGTTTCAACAACTCATTACTGAAGAAGGTAATCCTGTTCTACTTAAAGAAGAGAATAGTACTGTCTATAGTGAGATGATTGAATATGCATGGAGGACGTATCGTCTAGATCAATTCTTTGTCAACATCGATGATGATTTTATAAAAGCTAATGAGAAGATCGGAAAACAGAAGATCTTTCATAATTATAAGCTCTATAAATCACTCTATGGTCGAGTCATTAACTCTAAGTATGAAGTTAATCCACTCCCATGGTACAAGATGTGGCATCAAAAGCAAAACCAAGTAAAGCCGTTTATTTCTATAAACGCTTCCAGAGACAACTTAGTGCGTGTCTCAGAAGTGATGGTTTAGGGAACCAACTGCTTGACCTGATAATGTCATTAAACTTATTACTGAGGAACTGCCAGATAATAGCTATTAATTTAGTTGTTAATTCGAGTAAGTTCTTTAGTGTTAGATAACCTTTAATCTATATTGTATACTATGAGGTAACCCTACGAAAGTGGGGCCTCTGATATATGATTGATAGTTAAGTAGCAGATAAAGAAATAAATTTTGGG